CCCGACGAGCCCAAGGCCTGCGGGGCGATGGCACTGGCGGACTATGCGATCGAGTCGGCCAAGGAGATTTTAGATATGGCGACCCTTTTGAAGCGATGAAGGACTGGGAGAAACGAAACGCCGAGGAAATGGTCGAGGGGCTGGTCGGGATGACTTTGGCAGAGATTGAGACGAAGCTCGGGGAGCTTTCAAACTTTGCCCTCAATCAACTCGGGGAGCATCTTACGAAACGATACAAAGACCCGAGGCCAAAGACCTTCTCGGGGATCTTGCAAGGGCTTTGCGTGATCGAGGCAGGCAACCGTTTGAAGAAAGGAGAGCGGCTTTGAGTGAGGACGTTAAAACGGTCCCGGCGAAGGTGGCGGACTTGATCAAGGAGGTCGAGGAGCTCAAGGCGCAAGCGCAGAGCGACAAGACGCGGATCGCATCGCTTGAGCTCAAAGCAGCGAAGGCCGGGAAGCTCGGCGGAATGGATTTTGTGAAAATCGGATCGCTGGTTTGTGCGATCGCGGGCGGGGTTTCGTGGATGGGGCAGACCTTTGTGAGGGCGGAGCTCGCGGCGGCATTGTCCGAGGTGCAGATCAAACAAGCACGGATCGAGACGGCGGTGGACTTCCTGCGGGAAGCGGAGCCGGATGAGAAAGGGGGCGAGAAATGATTTTGGCAATGGAGAGTTTGACCGCCCTCTGGGTCGTGGTCTGCGTTGGTGGCCTGATCTCACTCGGGATGACGGGTGCGCTCATGCTCCAAACGAAAGGGCTCGTAAGCCGAAAGGAAGTGCACGAGGAACTTTCCTCGCTGGAGGCAAAGATGGCGCAGGAATTCGCGGAGGTGTCCGAGGAGTTTAAGGAGGTCGATGAGCGGTTCGAGTCGGAGCGAACGATTGCGCGCGAGGCCAATGAAAAGATTTACAACCGGCTCAACGATTGCGCGAAGGGCGTGACGAGAGTCGAGGCGAAGTTTGAGGGCTTCGAGAAGATGTTGGCGAAGCTGGTTGACAAACAGATGGGATCATGAATTTGGAACGGACAATTTTGACGGTCCTGGAGGACCTCAACGGGCACCTCGCGACAAGCCTGGCGGTGCAAGGACACGTCGGCTCGTCCACCGGGAAACAAGAAACCCTCGGCGATGTCGAGGCGGCTCTCCGGTCGCTGGAGCGCAAGGGGCAAGTCACGGGGATCGATCACGAGGATTTCGGGCATCGATGGGCGATCACGGACCAGGGGAAACTTAGATTGAGAGGATGAAGCATGGCGAGAAAACCACGAAGCGACTCGAAGCTCGACAATCTTGCGGACCATCACCACGCCGAGCTCACGGCGCGGCTCTTGCGAAACGAACGATACGAGGATGTTCTCACCTGGTTGACGGTGGAGTGTGCGGTCTCGTCCTCCTTGGCTGCCTTGTCCTCCTTCTTTCAACGGCACTGTGCCCCGGTCTTGAGAGAGCGGCGCAAGCTGGCGGTGATCCGGGCGGAGGAGATGCAGCGGGCGGCGAGCGACAATCCGGTGGACTGGGACGCGGCAGCCTTCGAGCGGCTCAACCAGATCTTTTTCGACCTCTTGCTGGATCCGGAAGTGGACCCCGCGGCGGTCAAGCGCATCGGAGACCTCATCCTCAAGGACAAGAGCCTGGCGATGGACTCGCGAAAAATCTCGATCCTGGAGAAGAAGGTCAAGGCTGCCGAGGAGGCCAAGGAAAAGATCAAGGCCGCGATGAGCGGATCAAAAGACGGCGGGCTCTCCGAGGAGGCCCTCAAACGAATCGAGGAGGCGGCGGGATTGCTCTAATGGGAAAAGCGAAGAACAAGCCCCAGAGCTCCGCCATCCTCCTCCCTTATCAAGAGGCGTGGGTCAAGGATCGGTCACGGCTCAAGCTCGGGGAGAAACCCCGGCAAGTCGGTTGGACCTGGGCGAGTGCTTACGGGATCGTGAGGCGCAAGGCGGTGAAGACGGCGCGGCTCGATGCGTGGATTTCATCGCGGGACGATATGCAGGCCCGGCTCTTCCTGGAGGATCTCAAAGGGTTTGCAAACGTGTTGCAGGCCGGGGCCGAGGATCTCGGCGAGCGGGTGATCGATGAGGCGGGTCACTCGGCCTACGTGCTCCGCTTTGACAATGGACTGCGGGCGCATTCTTTGAGCTCCAACCCGGACGCGCAAGCGGGCAAGCGAGGCGATCGGATTCTTGATGAGTTCGCGCTGCACCCTGACCCGCGCAAGCTCTATTCGATCGCTTATCCCGGCATCACCTGGGGCGGCCAGCTTGAGATCTTCTCAACGCATCGCGGGAGTCACAATTTTTTCAACGGGTTGATCGAGGAGGTGAAGCACAAGGGGAACCCAAAAGGATTTTCGCTGCACTCGGTGACCTTGGCCGATGTCCTTGATCAAGGTTTCCTCTTCAAGCTGCAAAGCAAACTGCCGAAGGACGACCCGCGCCAGGAGATGGACGAGGCGGACTATTTCGACTTCATGCGGAGCGGTTGCGCGGACGAGGAGAGCTTCCTGCAAGAGTTCATGTGTGTCCCGGCGGACGATGCCGGGGCCTTCCTGACGTATGACGAGATCGCGGCTTGTGAATACAAACCGGGCGAGACCTGGGAGAAGAACTTGGTGGAGTGCGGCGACCTCTATGTCGGCGTCGACGTGGGGCGCAAGCATGACCTCACCGTGATTTGGGTGATGGAGAAAATCGCCGGGACCTTTTACACGCGCAAGCTGGTCGAGATGAAGGCGGAGACCTTCGCCTTCCAGGAAGAGGTGCTTGATGGGATCGTCCGCCTCCCGAACGTCAAGCGGGTGTGCATCGACTCCACCGGCATCGGCATGCAGTTTGCCGAGCGGGCGAAAGTTCGCCACGGGTGGAAGGTGGAGGCGGTGACCTTCACGGCGGCAGTGAAGAGCGAGCTGGCGTTTCCCTTTCGCGCGGCCTTCGAGGACAAGGCCATCCGCATTCCCGAGTCGAAGGAGATCCGGGCGGACCTGCGAGCGATCAAGAAGGACACCACCGCATCCGGGAACATTCGTTTCACCGCAGACCGGGGCACGAACGGGCACGCGGATCGGTTTTGGGCCGGTGCGCTCGCGGTGCATGCCGGAGCCGAGACCATGAACACTTTCAAAGCCGCCATTTGCTAATGATCCGAGATATTAAAGAACGCCTTAGAATGCGATTTGAGGGCCTTTTGGCCTTTTTGGGCATGGTTTGCCGGGAAAGCGGCGCGGGCGAGTATGCAGAACGGTTGCAACGAAAAGACGGGCAGACCGGAAAGGAGGTGGCGGCGTGAGTCTTCGATTTGACCCAAAAACGCGGAAATTTTCGCCCGTGGTGCAGGAGAAGGCCCTCTCGGGGCAGGACTTCCTGGCGGGCTATTCTCTGACCGGCAGCTCGACGGGGTCGCTCTCGGAGGCATACAAGAACTCCCCATGGGTGATGCGGGCGATCAAGTATTGCGCGGATCCAATCGCGGGCTTGCCCCTGAAGCTGACGACGGACGGACGCGGCGGCGAGACCTTGGTGGAGGTGCCGAGCATTGCGGCCTTTTGGGAGCGACCGGCGAAGAGTCCCCGTGGAACGATCAACCGGGGCGATCTGATCCGGGCGACGGTGGGCTGGCTCAAGATGGCGGGCGAGTGCTTTTGGATTTTAGATGAGTCGTGGTTTTTGCGCGGCGTGCCGATGGAGAGGAAATCGCCCATCTTGATCGCGCGGCCTGGTGAGATGGAGGCGGTGGCAGGTGCAGACGGTGAGCTTGAGCACTGGAAATGGAACAGGCCGGGGATTAGCGGAACGGTGGAGGTGAAACGCTTACTCCCGGAGGAGGTGGTCCATCTGGCTTGCTGGAATCCTTACGACGAGCTCCGAGGCCTGCCCGAGTGGTATGCCGCGAAGATGGCGGCGGAGGGCGATTATTTCGCGAGCAACTTCGCCAAGCTCTTGATGGAGAACAACGGCGACCGGGGGCCATTGGTCATGGGCGAAGGGGCGGCGAGTGATGAGCAGATTCAGCAGGTGACCCGGATCTTGCGCGAGAAGCGGGAGCGGAACAAGCGCGGCGAGTTTGTCCCGGCTTTCCTGGTGGGATCGGGATTGAAGGTGTCGGAGCCCTCGGTGCAGGCGGTGGACGCGGCCTTTGTGACGCAACGACTTGAGAACCGGCACGAGATCTTTATCGCCTTTGGGGTGCCGCCTTCGTTCGCGGAGGTGACGGCGTCTTATTCCGTAGGGTCGGCTTCGGATCGTTTCCGGTTGATCGAGGACACTTGTAAACCGCTCGCGGATCAGATCGCGGACGCGATCGAGGAGGTGATGAACGGACGGCGCGAGGGCAATGAGATCCTCCGGCCTCCGGTGATGGAGTCGCCGGTTTTCGCGTGTCTCGACATGGATGAACACTCAACGATGCAGGCGGTGCGTGGTGAGCGAACCGAGGGCGCGGTGGCGATGGTGGACAAGGGGGTGCCGTGGTCGGTGGCGAATCAGCATTTCAAGCTCGGCCTGCCGAGGTTCGAGGGGGATGAGGTGGGCCGGATCCCGGCGAACATGGTGGAGATTGGCGGCGGCGAGGTGGCGAAGGTCGCACGCAGAGACGCGGAGCCGCAGAGATCACTGGTGGATGAGATGGAGGAGGTTTTCGCAAAGCGGAACAAGGCACGCGAGGAGGAGGCCGAACGCAAAGCGAAGGAGGAAAAAGAGAAGATCGATTTTGAGCGGGCGGAGAAGTGGCGGAAGGTGCATGGAGCGAGGAAGCCATGGGAGAAGAAGATCGCTTCCACGGTGCGAAAGCACCTCATGAAAGCGCGGAAGGAAACGCTGGAGAATTTGGGACAGTTTGAAGAAAAGGGCCTCACCACCAAGGCAGGGGCCATCGACTTAGCCTTTGACTTGCCGGATTGGTTGGAGGAGTTCCTGGAGGACTTTGCAACGGTGGCGCGAGGTGCTCGCGAGGCGGCTGCAGCCGAGCTTTGGCTCGATGAGTTGGGTCGCGAGGATGACGTTGAGGAACTGGCACCGGCGGAGACGCTGCGCTTCCTCCGGCAACGTCGAAACATGATCAAGGACTCCGGCGAGGACATTCACCGGCAGATCATGGAGACGATCCAGGCCGGACTCGATGAGGGCGAGACGATGGACGAGCTCGCGGAGCGGACGCGGTCGGCCTTTAATGGGATTTCAAAAGATCGGGCGGAAGCGATCGCGGTGACCGAGACGACGGTGGCGTATGAGAGCGCACGCATGGAGACACTGCGGGCGGCGGGTGTGGAGTTCAAGGAATGGCTGACAAGCCAGGACGAACGAGTGCGGCTCGATCACTTCATGGTCGACGGCGTGGTGGTGCCGATCGAGGAGACCTTTGAGGTGGGCGGCGAGAAGATGATGCACCCGGGAGATCCGAACGCGAGCGCGGGGCAAGTGATCCGGTGCCGGTGCGTGATGATTGCGAGTTTTGGACCGGCGACGGATGAACAGTGAGATTTGAACAGTGAGATTTGAAGGATGAACGGCTGCGGCCAAGCAAAAGCAAACCATGAAAAAGACTTTTACAGATAGCCAGGGAACGGAGCACGAGATCTTGCGGCGGGGACTGACTCCCGAGGTCAAGGTGATCGATGCGGAGCAGGGAATTGTCGAGTATGTGGCGAGCGATGAAACGCTGGACCATCACGGGGAGATCGTGACGGCGAGCGGGTGGAGCTTCACTCACTTTCGGAAAAACTCGCCGCTCCTGAATTCTCACAACTCCTTCGATATTCACGACGTCCTGGGCAGGGTGCTCTCGGCGGAGGTGGCGGACGGGCAACTCATCGAGCGCGCGCAGTGGGCGATCGGGCTGGGACATGCGGCGGCGGACGTTGGTTTCAAATTGACGGAGGCGGGCTTTTTGAAGGCGGTCTCGGTGGGATTTTACTCGACGAAGATGGCGGCGCGGTGGAAGGACGAGAAGGAGTTTCTCGAAGCAATCGAGGCCTATGGCATTGCGCCCGCAGACGCGGCGAAGTTGCGGTGCATCCACCTGGAGAAGGAACAGCTTGAGCTGTCGGCGGTGGTGATCGGGGCGAACCCGAACGCACTGGCAAAGGGCTTCGAGGCGGGTGCGATCGGTGAGGAGGATCTGCACCGGCTGGGCTTCGGTGGCGATGAGGAATTTGCGTTTCTTGCGAAGGCGGCGGAAGCGGTCGAGGTGGCGGAATGCAATGAGGCATTTAAGGCCATGATCGGTCTTGAGATGAAACGAATTTTTGACGGGCGACCGGCGAGTGAGTCGGGCGCGAACTCTCCGAGGAGAAAGAACCAAGTCACGGGCACACGACCAGGCACGCTTTCCGGCGGTCGTGATGCCGAGCGGAAAGCGGCGGAACGGGACGACTTCCTCAAAAAACTCGGGGCGCTCACCCGATAGAAAACGAGCACCAACCCAACGAAAACGAACAATGAAAATTGGAAACATTTTGGCCCTTCCGGGCTACGGGCTCCGCGAGGAGTTCAACGACAACCACGGCGGGGGCGCGGCTCTCGGCGAGAAGGAATTCCAGGGCAAGGTCCTGGAAGGGCTGAAGAGCCAGAAAGCGACGACCGACGACCTCGTCTCGAACTTCGAGAATCTGGACAAGAAGACCAAGGGAATCTTCGAGGACCTGACCAAGCAAAAGGAAGCCTTTGAGGGCACTTCCGGCCAAGTCTCCGAGATGCAGCACACCTTCAAGAAGCTCCAGCTCCAACTCAAGAACGAGCAGCGGGTGGCGAACGGTGACCCGATCAAGAAGATGCTGGCCGATCCGGATGCCCGGCTCGTGCTCAACGCGAAAATCCGCAAGTCGGCTGGCCGCGATCTGACCGAGGCCCAGCAAAAGGCTCTCACTTCCGGAAGCACTCCTGGCTCGACTTACATTAACGACAGCCTGGACACCGAGATTTACGACACCCTGGCAAGCTATGGCATCTGGTCTTCCTTCGATGTGAAGACGGTCTCGACCAAAAACAACAAGTTCCTCGTCAAGACTGCACGCCCGACGGCCACCTTCATCGGTGAAGGGGTGACGATTGGTGAGGACTCGGCCAAGGCCGGGACCTCGGTGACCTGCGAAGCGAGCGGGATCAAGGTGGTGCTTTCCGTGCCCAACGAACTCCTTGACGACTCCGAGGTGGACATCTCGGCCGACGTCATGAACGACTTCCTGGAGGCGATCAGCTACCGCATGGACTGGGCTTGTCTCCAGGCCGACGGCACTGCCGACGCGACCGATGGAGGTTACACCGGCATCTTCTCCGGCGGGACTGCTTCTGTCGCTGGGTCGGGCAATACTTCGGTGGAGACGCTCGACTTCGAGGACATCACCGCCGCGATGATTGCGGTGGACGAGGGTGTCCTGGCTCGTGAGTCGCGCTGGTGGATGCACCCGCGCCAGCTCGTGCGGATGCTCTCCATCAAGGACAGCAACGGTCGTCCGATCTTCCTCACTGCGATGGAGGCACCGACTCCTGCGGGGATCGGGTCCATCCTTGGGGCTCCGGTGGTGCCGAGCTTCGCTGCTCCGACTGCGAACACGACTTCCTCGACGATTGCCGTCTTCGGTGATCCGAAGGGACTCGTCGTCGGTCTTCGCAAGGGCATCGAGTTCTCCGAGAGCCGTGAGGCCAAGTTTGAGGACTACGAGACCACCTTCCGGGGTGTCGGTCGTTTCGGCTGCGAGATCCGCGATGCGGGTGCCTTTGCCGTCCTGACCAAC